TGATGGGGCTGAACTGGGAATCGACTGGCAGGGTAGAAAAGTGGAGAATCCGGGTACGAGCTCCGTTAACGCAAGAAACTAAAGTAAACGCAAACGATAATTTTGCTCCTGTAGACTACGCCCTAGCGGCATAGTTGTACGGGGTCCGCCAGTACCTGTCAACAGAAACTGGCACTTTTAACATTAACTACAACATGGTGAATAAATTATGACTGGAATTATACTACCCTCAAGCGATGCCGATAAGAAGCGCATCAAAGACTGTATGGATGAAATTAGTAACTCATACCTGCGTCAAGAAGCTGAACGTGAGTTCGTCAAAGAAGCCCTAATCTCTCTCGAAGACGATGTAGGCATCCCCAAAAAATATCTAGGTAAAATGGCTCGTATCTACCACAAACAGAATATGAGTGAATTAGTGTCTGAAATCGAAGAGATTGAAGCTTTGTTAGAAAGTGTTAAATAAGCACTTGACAGGCGGTGCTTTTGATGTTATACTATACTAGTATTAACAATAAAGGAGTACCATAATGAAAACACTGCAAACTTTCTACAAAGAAGACACCGATGGTGCTAGAGCAGAAGTTTTTGAAGAGAATGGCGTCTATGGAGTTCACTACTACATGGGCATAGGAGATGCTGAGTGGTTTAAGCGAGATATATTCGCTGGCAAATCTCTCCATTACGCAGAAGATGCGGCAGAGAACTGGGCACTAGGCATTAAAACACTTAACGGATAAGGAGGATATGAAAATTTCAGAACAGAAACAAGAGATTGAAATCTTAAATAAGCTAAATTCTCAACGTATAATGACTGAGATTTCTAAACATATCGCCGCTGGTGTACCATACATTGATGCCGTTATTGATTACGCTGATAGGAATCAGTTAGAAGTTGAAGTTATCGGAGAGATAATTCGAAGATCACCAGTTCTAAAAGCAGAGATATATAAGGAAGCTGAAGAACTAAACATGGTTGAAAAACTAGTAAGGCTACCAGTATGACCTCATCGTCTATGTATTCAACAAGGGATGCATTTGATCTCTATAGTTATTACATGGCGATGAGAAAGCATTTTACCACATCTTATGATTTTGTTAAGTATGGCGGAAAGATGCGATTAAGTGTTGATAGCTTTGAGAATAGAAGAGATAAGTTTTTCTTCTATAAACTATCTAAACGTAAGGACTCGAAAGACTTTGTGTTAGCAAATTTGATCGTAAACCCCGACATTTGGATAGGCAACTTAGTAGATAGTGAAGATGCAAATACGAACTACACTGAGTGGCAAAAACGGCAACAGTCTTTGTCTTACATATTCAAGAATGATCTTGATGAGTTATACGAAGACTTTAACCAAAACTTCATTGTAGAGAATGGACAGTATCCTCGCATACTTAAGCTCTTTAACATGAAGCAATTGTGCATCGAAACTCTGGTCATCCTAGATGATCTGACAGGGTGCTTCAAGTACTGGGATAAGTCTATTAACGATACGATAGTTTACCCGAGTATAAATAAGACAGTTAAGAAATATAAGCCATTTTTATCTTACGATAAATCAAAAATGCGCCAAATATGTCTTGACAAATACACCGCGGTCTAGTATAATAGACCAATACAACGAGATATAAATCGTAACATAAACCGCTATATATAGCAAAATACAGGAAAACTAATATGACAACATCATTTTCAGCCTTAAAGAAGGCACGTACTTCATCTTTCGATAAACTGAATTCTCAGTTACAGAAGATGGGATCACCCAATAACAACAAAGGCGATGATCGCTTCTGGAAGCCAGAAGTAGACAAAGCCGGCAATGGTTATGCAGTGATTCGTTTTTTACCAGCACCGTCAGGTGAAGATATGCCCTTCGTTCGTGCGTGGGACCATGGCTTTCAAGGACCCGGTGGTTGGTACATCGAAAACTCTCTTACAACTTTAGGTCAAGATGATCCAGTCTCAGAGTATAACTCTAAGCTGTGGAATTCTGGTCATGATGAAGATAAAGAAACTGCTCGTAAGCAGAAGCGCAGGTTGTCATACACTGCGAATATCTACATCGTACAAGATAGTGCAAACCCTTCTCGTGAAGGTCAAGTGTATCTGTACAAGTTTGGTAAGAAAATCTTCGACAAACTGAACGATGCTATGAATCCTCAGTTTGCTGATGAAGATCCGATCAACCCATTCGACTTCTGGGAAGGTGCTGACTTCAAACTTAAAATTCGTCAAGTAGAAGGCTATCGTAACTACGATAAGTCTGAGTTCTCTTCGGTAGCACCGTTGAGTGATTCATCTGGTACAGCAGTAGCAGAAGAAACTTTAGAAGAAGTTTGGGGTAAAGAGCATTCCCTGTCCGATATTGTCGATCCTAAAAACTTCAAGTCTTACAATGAACTGAAAGCAAAATTGTATAAGGTTCTAGGACTTGATGGCAGTAAACACGCACCCAGCTCAACTGCCGAGGATGACAATACGGCGATGGATTTCACTCCTAAGTTTAAGGAGCAATCTGCTCCGGTAACTGTTGCGAGTCCATCACCGACCATGCAAACGGCAGACGATAGTTCTGATGCTGATGATTCACTTGATTTTTTCAAGAGTCTAGCTGAAGATTAATCTCTACTAGTATGGGGAAGAAGGGGGTGCAATCGCATCCCCTTTTTTTTACTTAGAATCCTGCAGTAGATCCTTGAGAGAGTGAGAATATTTTGCCCATTGTATATTGTTGATTGATTTGATTACCGCCTTTAGTGACGTATGTTGGAGCAGAGTTGACTACTGTAACTCCAGAACCTCCTCCACCACCTTTTGTCGCTGAAGCATCTGCTGTTAAAGCACTTGCCGCTGAAGATGAAGGCGAAGCAGTTATCTTATCACCTGTAACCATATCAATACCTGCAAACTTATACACAGAAGCTGGAATAGGATTTAAGTTAACTGAACCACCACCTATTTTAGCGCCTAATATGCTGACTTCTGGTATCTGTATCTTCATAGAGTTTGGTCCAGGAAGAATGGCTCCTAGTATGCCAGATAGGAAGTTTTTAGCCATATCGCCCATATCGCCTAATGCTCCCATAGCATCAAATCCCTTGATCGATTCTACCACATGATTGAACGTATCTATTACGAAATCTTTGACGCCTGTAATGAGCTTCATGATCTCTTCACCGATATTGAAAGACTTGATTGCTTCAGATTCTTCATCAAATCCAAATAATCCTGCGATATATCCAACTGCGTTTTTAATTAGAGTGTAAGGTAGTAAGATAGTCTTAGATAAAAAATCTCCAAATGAGGGCATTCTCTCTGGGTCGAACGAGAATAAGTCTTTAATCCAATCAACAGCCTCTCCTATGACACCGAATATCGCATCCGTCATAGACTTAAACATTTCTGTAAATGAGAAGTCCTTAACGCCTTCGGCAGTCTCTGGGCTAATTAATCCAACTTTTTCTAGTAGCCAAGCAACAGCGTTCTTTACCATATCTAGAGGTATTGTCACCAATGAAGTGAAGAAACCATCAATAGCCCCCTTCAGACCGCCTAGTAAGCCACCTTCAGCGTAACCATCCATTGCTCCTTTAATTGTGTCGAATGCTGTCATAATGATTGCGATTGGGTAGAATATCTTTCCAACTAGCTTACCTATTGCTCCAACCTTGGTACCGAATCCCTTTAAAGGCTCTAACATTGCTGAGAACTTTGTGCCAACACCTGTGACCGAAGTCTTGATGCTAGTGATGGCTTTACTAAACGTATCAGTGCTAGGAAGAAGTTCAGTTAGTGCAGTTACGGCACCAGTAAAGGGTGCTGTGATCTTTAAAAATGACGATTTGAACTTGCGGATTGGAGAGTCTTCAGCTACCGTAAAGAGGTTTTTGATGCTTGCGCCCCATGAACTAATCGAGGTGTTTATCCTAAGCTTTATGTTATCTATAGTCTGCCCAATACCCGTAGTGAATTTAAGCATCCGCTCATTGATAGAGGACTTTAAAAGCTCAAACTGCATTGCCATGCCAAGTTTCATACCTTTGAAACTCTTCTGTATCTTCTCAGGAGTAAATAGGTCTGCGTAAAATTCTACAGCTTTCAACTGACCTGTCAATACACCCACTAGACTTCCTATAGAAAGTGCTAGACCAGTAGATAGTCCTCCTAGAAGACTGCCCATGCCAAGCAAACCCATGAATGAAGTACTGCCCTCACCTGCTGCCCCAGCCGCTCCTGCATCTCCAGGAACATCGGGCTGTATTGGACCTATTAGTTCGGATTGACCCAAGCCTTTAGCCATGGCAGCTTTACGAGAATTTTCCATTCCCAGATCAAACGTTTTCTGCATGATACTGGTCTGGTTCTTAAGCGAAGACCTGATAGAATCCAATGCAGGCGTGAGCATGTCTACCATGTCTTTAGATAGTTGTATGCTCGATTGAGATGTGATCTCTACCGTTTGAGTTTTCTTAGTCTTTTTTGGCCCAGCCATTGGTATATCCTATTATGACTTATTTGAGTAAGCTTGAGTTGTGTAAAATGCCGCAACGATAGCCGCTACTGACACAAAATATGTTGGTGCGATATCGCCTAATGTTTTAGACGCTTGATCTAATCCCATAAGAACAGCAAGTACTACTGCGAACGGGTATAAGAGCATGCCAAATAATGCAAACCAAGCCATATTACGCTGTGCGTCTTCACGCTTATCAGCATTTTCGATTTGTATCATTCG